ACACTAGATGTTATTGAAGCTATCAAGAAACAAAAAGTAGTTCAGTTTAAATATGGGAGTCATGATGAATTTAGAACAATCGAGCCTGAGAGCTTTTATGGGGACTTCAATGGGTTTCAGGGGGCAGATGTTGGTGATGCAGGTGGGTTTAGAAGGTTTAGTTTTGACAGAGTAACAGCGTGGGTAGGAATTCCTATAAAATATAAAGTCTTTGTAGAACTAGAGGTTGTTGGTTATCCTACTGATGATGATGTTAGAAACTATCTTGAACCCATAGCAGATGCAATAGACCCGTTAGTATATACACTTAAACCTGTAGCAGACTAATGAAAGAAAAATATAAAATTAAAAAAGTTTCCTATGAAGAAACAAAACCTTTTATATTAGATATTCATTACGCAAAAAGAATGCCACCATTACAAATTGCTTATGGTCTTTATTCTAATGAAGATTTATTAGGTATTTGTAGTTATGGAATACCGCCATCACACACCCTTCTGAAAGGAGTATGTGGAGAAGATTTTAAAAAAGATGTTATAGAATTGAACAGATTAGTTTTAAAAAACAACAATAAAAACGAGGCATCTTTCTTAGTAGGAAATTCACTTAGAAAGTTAGGAAACAAAATTGTTGTTAGTTATGCAGACTCAACACAAGGGCATGCAGGTATTGTGTATCAAGCTACTAATTTTATATATACAGGCATTACAAAACCTATCAAAGAAATTTACCTTAAGTCAAAGCCACATCTACATCATGCTACATACAGGGGAAAGACTTATAAACAAATGGAAGAGGAATATGGCGATGATGTAGGTTATAGATTAAGGTCTTTAAAGCACAGGTATGTAATATTTGTAGGAGACAAAACCTTTATAAAAAAAGCCAAAGCTAATCTTAACTATCCAATAATGACTTATCCAAAAGGAAAAGCAACACAGGAGAACAAATGACAGAGTATGACGTACATAAGATGTATGCTGAACAGATTACAAAAGATACTGTTACTTCTCTTCATGCAAATAACGGAGTGCTTGAGGTTAGATATGCAGATGGAACGATGGAAGTCTATGCTAAAAGAAAGTGGAGAAAAAAATTAAAATTAATTCAAAAAAGAACTGGACTTTTATAATAGACCTGTGTTATAATAAAGGTATATATGAGAGTATTAATTAAAGAACAATATTTAAGGGAGATATAGAATGCCCTTGAACTATACTACTAACAATGTAGCCCTCACTATACACCCTAAAGTTAGTAAGTATGTCATTCAGTATGGCTCTAGTTTGAGGTCTAGAAGTTCACTTAAAACCTCACAGTTTAAACAGCTTCAATATTAATAATAAAAAAAGGAGAAAATATATGGCAATACTTGAAGGACTATGTGAGTGGGCGGCAGTTAAAAATCCGAACACTACTTTTACACCTGAATATCAGATCACTATGATCTTAGACGATAAGACTGCGGATGACTTTTCAAATCGTGGCTTTAGAGTTAAAGATGCTGATGGTGTTAAAAAGATTATGTTCAAAAGAAAAGTTGAACGTAAGGATGGTACTCCTAATGCAGTACCTAAACTATTGGACGCTAATAAAAATCCACTAGACATATCTGTCGGGAATGGATCAAAGGTTAGAGTACAATATAGAGAGTGGGAAACATCTAATCAGTTTGGAGACTTCAAAGGACTTGATCTTCAAGCGGTACAGGTGTTAGACCTTGTAGAGTACACAGGTTCTGATGGTAGCGAGTTGGAATCTATTGATGATGATCTGGAGTTTTAAGTATGACAGAAGAAGAGATAAAACCTTTTATAACTATTGATGATGTACAGATTAACGTGGAGGACTTGCCTGAAGAAGGACAAGGAATCTTCGGGAGACTGCAACGATTGAATCAGAAGAAAGCAAACCTAACCTTGGACTTGGAAGAGTTGCAAGCGGGTATAAACTTTTTCTCTGATAAGATTGTTGAGATCGTTAATGGAGAAGGTCAACGAAAAGCAAACGCAGTAGCTGATGCCGAAGTAGTTGAAGAAGAACTATCTGAGTCTGACGATTCGGACTAGTGTGCCTAACAAGTTGCTAGACCTTGACAAAACTAGCATCCAGTTTTAAATAATAACGTGAGGGAAATTATATGGCTTTTATACAACACAATGCTAAGTGTCCATCTTGTGGCAAGAATCATTTATCCGTAAATGCAGATGGCTCAAGTAAATGTTTCTATGCAACTTGTAATGCATTTCATCCTGCTCCTAATCAGGAATCAAATGTATCTAATATTACACAGCCTGTCGTAGAACGCAAGGTTAAACCAATGCAGTCTGTAAATTCAGAAGGTTCATACGCAGCTTTAACAGATCGAAGAATATCTGAGGAGACTGCTAAGAAGTATGGAGTTAAAGTGGTTCATGGTTCGGATGGTAAACCTATTGAACATCATTATCCATATTACAATGGACATGAGTTAGCTGCAACTAAAACTAGAAAGGTTGAGAACAAAGACTTTTTTCTGAAAGGATCATTTGATGAGACTGCTTTGTTTGGTGAACAGCTATTCAATAAAGGTGGTAAGTATATTACTATAACCGAAGGTGAGTGTGACGCTATGGCAACGTATGAATTGATGGGCAGTAAGTGGGCTGCAGTATCAATCAAGCGTGGTGCTGCAGGAGCAGAGCGTGACATCAAAGATAGCCTTGAGTTCTTAGAAAGCTTTGAGAATATAATCATTTGTTTTGATAAAGATAAGAGCGGTACGGAGGCAGCTAAGAAAGTTGCTAGGTTATTCCAACCCAGTAAAGCTAAGATCATGACTCTTCCGAATGGCTTTAAAGATGCCAACGATATGTTGATAGCTAATAAGCATAAGGACTTTATGGAAGCATGGTGGAGTGCGAAGACTTATACTCCGAGTGGTGTTATCAATGTCTCAGAAGAGAAGAAGAAGTTCTTCAATAGACCTGTTAAAGATAGTATACCTTATCCTTGGGAAGGATTGAATAAGAAACTATATGGTTTAAGACAAGGTGAGTTGGTTACTTTAACTGGTGGCACAGGACTAGGTAAGTCTTCAGTCACTAGAGAACTTGAGCATCATCTTATAAAGAATACTACGGATAACGTAGGAGTGATTGCATTGGAAGAAGATTGGAGAAGAACCATTGATGGTATACTTTCAATAGAAGCTAATGCAAGATTGTATATAGATCAAGAGAGAGAGAAATTTTCTGAAGAAGAACTTGACAAATTCTTTGATCTACTATATGATGGCGAGAATAAAAATAGAGTATGGGTTCATGCTCACTTTGGTACAAATGATATTGATGAGATATTTACTAAGCTAAGATTCATGATCATAGCATGTGAATGTAAATGGGTAGTGGTTGATCACTTACACATGTTAGTATCAGCAGTATCTGAAGGAGATGAACGTAGGGCTATTGATAATATAATGACTAGGCTTAGAAGTATAGTAGAAGAAACAGGAGCAGGATTAGTTCTAGTTTCTCACTTACGTAGAGCGAGTGGTGATAAAGGGCACGAGAATGGAATCGAAGTAAGCCTTAGCCATCTTAGAGGTAGTCAGTCAATAGCCCAACTGAGTGATTGTGTGATAGCCTTGGAAAGGAATCAACAATCAGATGATATAAATGAATCTAATACAACTAGAGTTAGGGTACTTAAATCTAGATATACAGGTGATGTAGGTATGGCAACTCATTTATTATATGATAGAGAAACAGGCAGGCTGCAGGAGTTTGAAAAAGAATCTTATGAAGAAGAAGATGCAGACTTCTCAGCCTTGGAGTTATAGTATGGATTTAGTATTTGATATAGAAACAAACAGAGTGGGTGATAATGATATTGGTTTAGATAGTGTAGACACTATACATTGTATCGTTGCTCAAGATGTAAACACCGAGGAGGTATTCAGTTATCCTCCTTGGGAACTTGACAAGGGTGTTGAACTTTTACAGAATGCAAAGACTTTAATTGGTCATAACATTATAGGGTTCGACATTCCTATGTTGGAGAAGCTAACTAGTTTTAAACAAGAAGGAATTAAAGTTATAGATACCTTAGTAACATCAAGACTTTTTTATCCTATACGAGAAGGAGGTCATGGGTTAGAGAGGTGGGGATTTAAACTAGGGTATCCTAAGATAGACTTCGAAGAGTATGATGAATACTCCGAGCAGATGTTAGAGTATTGTATCAGGGATGTAGAATTAAATACTAAGGTGTTCAAAGCCTTACAACAAGAAGGTAAAGGATTCTCTAAAGAAAGTGTAGACCTTGAACATTCTGTAGCCTTACCTTTGAGACAACAGGAGTGGGATGGTTTTAAATTTAACATAAAGAAAGGAGAACTATTACTTGCTGAACTTAGAGAGAAGATGCAGTCATCAGAGGATGAGGTGCATAAGGTATTTAAACCTAAGATGGTTGATGATAAGTTAGTTACTCCTTATATAAAAAAGGATGGTGAGTTATCTAAGAGAGGTTTAACTGATGAAGAATACGATAGATGTATACGTACACAGGATGTTAATCCGTTCATGCGTAAACGTCTACAAGAATTTAATCTTGGATCACGTAAACAGATTGGACAATACCTACAAGAGTTTGGGTGGAAACCAAAAAGATTTACACCAACAGGTCAGCCGATTGTAGATGAGAGTATCTTAATTAATATAACTAATATACCTGAAGCTAAACTTATCGGAGAGTACTTAACATTGCAGAAACGTATAGCACAGATTGATTCTTGGGTCAAAGCTTTACGTTCTGATGAACGAGTACATGGTTTTGTGATACCCAATGGTACAATTACTGGACGTATGGCACACAATAAACCTAACTTAGCACAAGTACCTAGCTTAAAAAGTTTATATGGTAAAGAGTGCAGGGAGTGTTGGACTGTTGAAGATGGTTACAACTTAGTAGGAATAGATGCAAGTGGTTTAGAACTTAGACTTCTTGCACATT